GGAGCGAACGGTATGCGTTTGTTGCTTGTCCAGCCCAAAAGTAATTAGTGCTGTTTGACGAGTTAGCGCCACCAACACTGTTGTCATATGCGGCATAGCCAACGCCTGCATAGTAAAGGCTATTCAGTGCTGTTCCGCCGTTGTAAAGCACTGCTCGGTAATCGGTTGTTACGGAACTTCCGCCACCAAACAGCAGTTTGTAATAGAGATACGTTGAAGACAAGCCTGTGACATCAAATGAAGTCACTCCCGAATAGGAAGCACTTGCAACATAGGTCAAACCTGAGTTCGCTAAATAAGTGTTTGTATCAGCAGCAGTCAGGATTTGACCACTGGTGAATGTTTGAATTGCCATGTTTGTCTCCTTTAGAAACTTAGAAGGTTGTTATCGAGCGTTCCAAAGATTGCATCGTCAAGAGTTAAATATTGGTTGCCGTCCGTACTCTCAAAAGTGTACGAAACAATATGGCTGCCAGGTGTGATGTTATGGCTAATTCCCGACACAATCAGGGTCTGTGTCTCAGTCGCTGGCGTGCCTACTACAAAGTTTTTAACTACTGTGGCAATGCTGGTCATGTCAAGGTTTAGCACGATGTTTTGGTCAGTAGCCGATAAGGCTGACATTTCGGTAGATAGCCCTGTGAACCTCAACACAGGGTTTTTGTACTTACCCAGCAGATAGTTACCAAGATTAGCAACTTCTGTAGTGGTGCTGTTAAGCAAGTCCGTCAGCGAATACTGCTGAGCCTGATAAAGCGCAATGCTGGTCGAGTTGCTAGTTTCTTGTTTAGCCCCTGCTGGCGATTGGGTCACTATGTAGTTGTATAGCAGCTCGTCACCAAATTGGTTAATTAGTGACTGATACCGGATGCCTGTGCCGTCAGTGTTAAACGTGGCACCAGCCACCGGGTTAAGAACACTAGACCTACCCTTAAAAGTCAGGGTGCCATTAGCGCTCATAAACAAATAGCCCTGCTCGCTGGTGTTAATCAGCTGCAAATAGTTAAGACAGTTAGTGTCCTGACTAATAGCAAAAGCGCCGAGCGTAGAACTGCCAGTGTCTATGGCTCGAGCGCCTTGGTAGTTAATCTCTGGCAAGTCCAGCACAGTGTTAATACGTGCACCAGTGGCCTGTGCTGATGGGGTCACAGCGTTTAGTGACTGGTTAGCAAGCACCGTAAAGTTGTCAGAGCATGACGCGTACATCATGTCTTGGTTGCTGATGTCGTAGTCAAGGTTCCAGTCAGTAATTAAGCCTGTGTAAATGGGTATGCCATTAGCAAGTATCTGCACGGGGCATCTAGGCAGTACGAATGGGTAGTAAGGGCTGGCCGTGTTGCTTGGGTTTAGCACTTGGCTGGCGTTATCAAAAGCAATAACAGCAGTGCCAGCATTGAACTGGTCTAACTGGCGTGAACGGCCACGGGTAATGCTGACATTCTCTACAAGGCTTGTCAGATCAACAAAGGTCAAGCCACCTAATGTGCCGCGGCCTGCAGTGTCTAGAACACCGTAGAAGGCATCGTCCAACATGAATGGCGTACCAAAGCCAGTGGTGCTCTGAAAGCCCACCAGCACCTGCATAATAGGGACGCTCATGCTGAGGCAAACACCTGACCACTACGACGCTGTGCCTTTTGGATGGCAGCAATAATGTCCTGACCTACTTGATCGGGTGTGCTGACTAGACCAGCGTTTACTGTGATGTTCATACCTAAGCCACCCGCCTTGTTTAACGGCACTACGGCTTCTGGGCCAGCCTCGCCTATTAGGGCAAATGTTGGGGAACGGACGATGCCCCCGGTGGCCATCGCTTTATAGTCAAGGCCTGCAGGGTTAGCGCCACCATCGCCGCCACCATCGCCGCCAAGCCTGCCAAAACTTACAGAGCCAAGTTCGCCAATATCTTTGCCGGGTTTAATTAAGTTAATGCCCTTAATGACAACATTGACCATTGCAATAAATGCGTTAGCCATAAACTCAAAATTGCTGGCTACTTGATTAACAACTGCATTTACTACATTGCGGAAAGTATCAAAGCGCTTATATGCCATGACCAAAGCAACGCCTAAAGCAACAATGCCAGCCGTGATTAGCACTGCAGGGTTAAGAGCCATAGCGGCATTAACTAAAACAACAGCAGCGGCTAAAGCGCCAAAAGCAACTGCTACAGCTGTAATCAGTGTTGGGTTGTCTTGTGCCCACGTGGCGAACGATTGCAGCACTGGCAGAGCCTTTTCAAGTATCGGCAGCAGTGCAGCGCCTACACCTTCCTTAGCTTCACCAAGTGCAACACCTAAACGCTGCATAGAGCCAGCAGCAGTGTTAGCAGAGTCTGTGGCAGCACCACCAAAAGTAACGGCCATCTCAGCCATGACTTCATCCATACTTGCGCCGTCTTTAATCATCTGGCGTAGCTCTGGTGACAGTTTTGCCAGGGCAGTCATGTTGCCGCCATACGCTTTTTCCATAGCTCGTGTGACACTTTCAAGACTGACGCCCTTGGCTGCGGCTATGTCCATACTTAAATTGGCAGCCTTTTGGGCTTCGTCAATGTCCATCGTGGCACGTACAAGTCCAGCCATTGCCGGGCGTAACTCATCATCGGTAACGCCTTTAAGTTTTCCCTGTTGAGTTATGTAAGCCTCGACGCCTGCAATTTGTGCATCAGTGGCTGCAGTGGTTTTCTGTAGCTGACGCGCCAACATTGCCTGTGCCTGCTCATCTTCCATAGCACCCTTGACTGCATCACCAAGGCCAGCGACTAAACCACCAAGTGCTACGGCTGCGTATTTGTTTGCTTTGCCTAGCGCGTACTTTGCCTTAGCCTGCGCGCCTTCTAGATCCTTAAAACCTTTTTCGGCTTCCTTTAATCCCTTTGGGTTAAATTGCGTAACGATTGGTAGGTAGATAGCCATTAGCCAGATGTCCTTGCTTGTAGTGCGCGGTTAGCGTCAGCGATAACTTCATCCACAGCGCGCATAATGTCAGCAGTGCCCTGCTCAGCAATGAAGGCTCGAGAGCGCCACAAGCCGCGCTGAGGCCTGCCAAAAACATTAGTAAGCAAGCGTGAAAAGTCGCTGTTGTTTTTTGTGCCTGCCTGGCTGAACAGTGCCCCAGCTGCATCTTTCTGCACCAGAGTGACTAAGGGTGTTATGCCTTGACCACGTGCACGACCACCAACCATGATTTGTACGCCTTTATCCACAGCGGTTTTGTCGTAAGCAAGTCTGCCTTTCTTGCCTTTTTTGCTACGGCCCCAGCCGTGAATGACAGAGATACCAATATCGGCAGGGAACTGCTTACGGCCTTCCTCAAGCATTGCCGGGCTACTGGCCTTAATCTTGGCGGCAGCCTTAAAACGCGCTGACTTGTCTAACTTGCTTAGCTCTGACAGTGCCTGCTTCAAGCCTGTAATTTCGGCGCTTGTTTCTAGGCTCATGGCTTGCGGCTTTCGTTTAACAGCTTGATTGTGGTATTCAAGTCGGCTATGTCAAACTCTACAGCAGGTGGCCACCACCCGACTGCTACTAGGACACTGGCTAGGGAATGGCGGTAGGTTCCGCTTGGGTAGGGTTTGCCGGATCATTATCCACCACTTCCAAAGTCACCAAGCGTTTAATAAAGTCATCGAGAACTACGGGCACTGTGATGCCAGCAACTTTGGATGACTCGTACGCCATAAAAGCCAAGTCCTCAATGCTGATGCCTTGCTCACCTATGGTGCTCGACTTGCGCTTGTATTTGCGTTCCCATTGCACAATGACAAAGAGGCTGGTGGTGACTTCGTACGGGCCTTCGCCCGTGTCCACCTTGAGGGTTAGTTTCATGTCGGGTTCCTTTAGTTAAGGGGTTGTGATATCTCGCGCATAGGTGCCGCCAATAAATGACGCGGTAATCATTGACAGTTCGCCAACAGCGCCAGTAATTGGTGTGTAGTCCACCAGCTGCATATTGATGATTGTGAACTCAGGGTTAGACGCTGACTCTGTCGTGCCTGATGGCGAGATGACTAACTGTGTAGTACCTGTGCCGAGATTGGCGAACAATGTGGCCTCGACCTCACTAGTGCCATAGCTGAGATACATTTCTAGCTCTACAGATACGGTCTGCAAGCCTGGCACGAAACGATGGCCAGTGTCACCAAAAGCAGTGCTTTCGAGACTGTCCACGCCAAGTGTGATAGTGGCGCTACGGCACTGGTCAGTCAAATCAACAGCTGCACCACCAGTGGTAGGCGCAAGATTTACGGTTGGGTTAGTGAGGTAAGTGCTTGTGGCCACGTTGGTTCTCCTGTGTCAAACGGTGCCGGGTGCCGTATCTGTTTATAGTTCTAGCAGATAATACTACTGCAGTGGCGTATCTCATGCCGTTTGTGCCTGCATAGCCATTTGTAGATCGTAAGCAGGGTAGGTAGCGCCACCAATTTCTAGTGATGACGGCTGGCCTGCCATGATCACAACGGTTGAGCCAAGGACTGTAGCCACGATGCTTAGGATGTTTTCAAGCACATTTTGGGCTGCGGTGCCACTGCCAATAACACGCACTGGGATTGTTACGCGCACAATGTTGCCACCACCAGCGATTGTCTCAAAACTAGGTGCATCGAGAAATACACAGTTAGGCACAATCTTTGTGGGGTCACTGACACAACGGATGCCTGTTACTGCCGTAAGTGTGGCCTTGAGGTCTTGCATAGCCTCGTTCAGAAGCCCTGTGGCAGGCATTAAGCCACCTGTGGGCGGTCTATGCCCAAGAGCTGTTTAATCATCGGTGTCATGGCACTGACGGGCGCTGAGCCCATACCATCGAACGTGGCGAAAGTGTCTTGGACTGAGCCTCGCGCGCGCCACAATGCAGCTGCATACATAAGCGTACCCAGCGTGCAATCGTGGCCCGGGCTTGTGGTCAGACTATCAAAATAGCCAGACTCCTGCCTACGCCGATAAGCAAAGTCGTTAGCAGCAGCTCGGGCCTGCGTAGCAAGCGTGTAGTCATCACTTGGGTTAGTGATATCCACGCCAAGGTATGTAACCAATTCTGCCACTGTTACCCATGTGCAGTTCTGCGTATAGGTAATTGTGCCAGCCGATGCAATGCGGCCAAC